GAGATCGTGCAGCTTGTACTCAATGAGCAAGAGCATCGCTTGGGATGTTCGCCTGTGTTTGACGTCTTTAGCGCCTTGGACGCTTGTGGGCTGGTCGGGCTCTCGATGCAATGGTGCATGGAAGAGAGTGCCTTCGTCCCAGTCGTCGGGTCGGATAATTTTGCCTGCCATTAGTGCCTCCGTAGTAGGGATAGAAGGTGACGCTAGAGAACTTACACGATCGGTGTGACGAAAGTGTGGATTGTGTTTTTCCAAGCCTGCACAATGAGTCGAGGGTTCTGGGCAAACGTCGGCGAGACCTCCACATGGATCCAATATCCGCCTGGGCCTCCGTTGTTTTCGGCGTCCCATTCTTTCCAGCCTGGAGCGCCGTCACGATTGCAGCGGAAACCGCGTCCGTGTGTTTCCCAGACGTACTGATGGATCTCTTCGATGCCGAGGGCGACGTGGTTGTCGGCGAGCCAGTCACAGATTTCGGTGACTAGTTCTTGCTGGGATTGTTTGTAGCCAGCGTCAAAGGCGCGTCCTGTGCCGTGTACTGAGAGCATGGTTGATCCGCGCATCGGACGGTAGGCGTAGATGCCGAGGTTTTTGAAGCCCCATTTAGTGCCGAGAATGTCTAGAAGTTTGTGTGCGCCTGGGGTGGCTTTGCCCGTTGCGCTGGCGTCCTTGTTCCCTGTGTACGGCATGGCATTACTTTTTGCAGCTGGTTTAAGCGTTGTCATTTGGTTTATCTTTCGGCTTGTCTTTGAGGCCATTCCCAGCAAGTAGCCCGATGAGTCCGCCCGAAAGCGTGAGAAGCATACTTGAAAGGATATTTATTTGGGCTGAGTCCAATTCCGCCATTTGCTGAGGCTGGGTCACAAATAGCAGTCCATACAAAATTGTAAACACGGAGCCGACAAAAGATGCCGTCAAGCCACAGGCGACGATCAACACGATCCGCGCTTTGATCTCTTCGTTAGTAAGTCGATGTTCGGGTTTCTTTAGCATTTTCCGCCTACTCCGTATTGTGGGGCCGTGGTGATCTGTGTTGTTTCTGTGACGAGGCTGGGCGCTTTGTTTTTTACTCGAGGCTCACAGTTAAGGCGCACACGATCTCCGCATGCTGTGAGTATTGACGCAAACAAAAGCGCCACAAAACTAGCCCGCCAAATCATTATGCAGTTCCTAAATCAATAACAGTTAATCTGTGATTGCTGAAGGCGACGCTAAGACTTGTTGCTTGTGCGTATGCTTGACCTTGCATTTTTACAGTTACTGCACCGCTGCTAGTTGCTTGAAAGAAATATATTCCTTGAAATGTTGCTACTTGCGCTGCATCATTTCGTTGGTTATAGCCTTGAGTCCCTACATCTGTTGCGCCGAATAAGCATTTGAAGTTTAATCCTGCAGTAGCACTACCTGGGTTGCCGACAGTAATTGAGGCAATAGCCAAATAATAACGACCGTTTACGAGTGTTACTGATGTTGTAAGGCTTGTTATGTCTTGAAAAGAACCTCCACCGATTGACTGCGTTGAAGTAGAAGTGACAGTTGAGCATAATCCAAAAGGAAAATTATTTGCTTGGGCCGCTGTATATACAGCGCCAGTTGTAAAAGTTGTGTTTGGTGAAGCCATTAGTACCCCAGTCTATTCAAGTCAAGTTTGCCATAAAATAATTCGTCAAGTATTAGATACTGATTCAAGTCTGCTCCCGATAGATAAAAAGTGAACCTTGCGCCCTGTGGTGATGCCGACATAGTTACTCCCTCAATTAGGCACTCGTAGGTAGTGCCGCGAAACTGGACGCGCGTACGCACTCCAGGTATCCGCGCGAAGCTCTGTGTCACGCCTGCAAACTTGTCAAGAAGCATGTCTAGGGTCTGTGCCTCAGCAACACACGAAATTGACGCTAACGCCAGCTTGGGCGTCGAGTAGTTGTTCAAAAGATAATTAGCAAAGTCCAACGCTTGCCCAGTTGTTGCGTTGTTTGTGTTTACGACATAAGTACGCAAAGGAGCTGTCGCGCCTGACAAGGTGACAGTCTGTGTTGCTAGACCGTCTGGTTGCACTTTGACTTGGGTGTAATAGTTGTCGGCGTAACCTTCAAAAGTTATTTGGTCATAACTGGCTGAGACTTCGGGTTGTGGTCTGACGTCGCTGAAATAATTTTGTGTCGTGTAATTATCAAACGGACTAAGAATTGTAATATCGAAAAGACTGTTATCTTTTGTGTTCCACATTCGCCCATTAGCCGATAAAGCAGTTTTGGCTAACCAGTCTCCCCATGTGCCGTCAATAGTTGCAGCTGCCCCAGCTTGTGTCAATGAACCAACCCAACCGATCGCTAGACCTGTTTGAGTGCCGCAGGTGGTTAATTGGGTGGCAATTGTTCCAGCTGCCATTGAATAATTGTTTCCAGCCATACGGCCCAGGGACGCAAAACTTCCTTCGACTGCAATAGTCAAGAAGTCCGCGTTGCCGACGTTAGAAACGTAAGGCATTCCGTATTGAACGGTAATGTCGGAAATACGCCCAACCCACAGCAGGTATGCGCCTGCTGGGTTTGTGTTGTTCATAATCTTTATGTATGTGCCTTGCACCAGTTCGGCGATAGGCGAGGCGTAACCAGACGGATATCTGATTTCTATAGTGCCAGTGTTCGCTCGAAGTTGGTCTAGTTGCGCTTGCACGCCGATGGTTAAATTGATGTTTTGAACATTGGTCAGCGCGGTGTAGTTAATGCTGTCTGTTGAATACGAGACGCTGTAACTTTGTAGTCCGAGAGTCATTAGAAAATGTTGCTCGTTCTAATTGGGATGGAGCCGTTTGTACGCATATAGCTTCTGAGTGCTGCGACTACTGCGTTTGGGTCTCCGCCGTTGACGTTGATTGTAATGTTGTTGCCCATTTTTGGCATATTGCGCCCAGAGAGAGGGATCACAGCCTCGGGGCCAGACTCGCCAATGACTGCAAGGGTCGCGGACTTTACGATGCCTCCGTCGCCGAGCATTGGGATCCGAGGTATGTCTGGAGGGTTGATTTTTATTTTCGGCCCAGGGCCTGGAGGGTCAATGGTGAACTCGAGCAGGCTGTTGATGCGGTCTATGAGCTGAGTGTTTACGACTGAGATAATGCCGTTGGCGAAGGCTTTGCCGATCTCTAGACCGAACTTGCCGAGATCCGAGAACGCCCCGAGAACAGCAGTAACGAGAGACTTTGCTAGCTCAAGGGCGAACCCTGCGAGCCCTTTGATTAGATCGGGCCCGATATCGACTAGCCATTTCAGCAGCGCGACTGAGAGCTTTGCTGTGGCTTTAATGAGTAGTGGGATGCCGTCGTTGACGATCCATTTAATCATGTCGCCAATGAACTTGCCGAGAGCGGTGAGGGCTTCTGGGCCTGACTCTTTAATCCAGGCTGTGAGCTTGTCTTTAAGCAGGGTCAGTTTTGCGCCGAGTAGTGGCAGGCCTTCATCGACGATCCAGTTGCCCATTTTGACTAGAAGGTTTTTAAGTGCTTCCAGAGCTATCGGGATGCCTTCTTTGAGCTTGTCGCCAAGCAACTTGAGAACTCCGCCAAGACCTTTTTCGTCAAAGACTTTAGAGACAGTTTCAAAAGCTGGAATGAGGGTTTTGGTTGCAAAGCCGACGATCTTTTCAAACGCTGGAAGGAGTGCTGTTCCGAGTGTTTCGGATGCTTCACCAAAAGCGTTCTTAAGTCTGTCAAAACGTCCGACCGCGCTATTAGAAAGTGCTTCCTGGCTTCCTCCGAAAGTGTCATTTACTGCTTCCATCGCGCCAGCAAAGTCTTTTGACTTAATGATGCTCGCATCGAGTGGGACGCCGAGCTTCTTTAACGCGCCCATCTGACCTAAAAACCCCTTAGCGAGCGCGGAGGTAGTTGCCTCCAGCGGCTTGCCTGTTGCCGCGGAAATATCCATAGCACTTTTGAGCAGGTCAAAGGCTTTAGTCGAGTTTCCTGTAGCTCTAACGAGTGTGCCGAGTCCGTTTCTCAGATCGTCGTCCGCCACTCCCGTTGCCAAGGTCATTGAAGAAATGAGATCTTCAATAGAAGAGATCTGATCATCGGTCGCGCCTGAAGAGTTCTTAAGAGTCTTGGCTAGGACTGCCTGCCCTTGAGCATCTTCTGCAGCTGCTTTGACTGACGCCCCGAGACCTGCTGCTATTGCTGCTCCGCCAATGGCTGCGAACTTGGCGACGTTCTTAAATACTTTTGTGGCTGAACCGCCGAAGCCTCCGATGGCTGAGTTAGCGAGGTCGATGCCTTTGCCGTTGAAGTCGGTAATGATCGGGATGTTTATTGCCATTACTGCATTTCCTTCTCAACTTTGTCCATGACGTCCTCTACAAGTTTGACAAGTCCGCTAGTTAGATCTGGTAGATACTTGTCTGCCGTAGGCCAGAGGACTCGAGAGTTTTTGCTTCTGAGGTTTCTATTGAAGTTTGCGCCTGGGTTAGCCAAGCCTGCAACCTCAAAAATTGCGCCTGTAGGACTGCTCTGTGTTATGTAAAGCACGCTTGACGCGCTCTTACGAGTAGCAGTTTTTAGCTTCACGCCAGCGCGGACTTTCGTAACTGACCAAGGAAGCAACTCTCTCCCCTGCTTATCTATCCACTTACTTTTCATACCCGAAAGAGGCATCTCTGGATAAGCAGCTTTAGCCGCGTTCACGAGTGGGGCTGCAATGTTCTTGGCTTCACGATTGAAGTCTTTGCGATACTCAGGATCTATTTTCCGTAGCGAGATGATTGCCTGCTTCGCGCCTTTGATCTCTGATTTCATTTCGATCATCGTTAATCCTTTCGGCGTCTATTAAGCACATCTATCACAGTATTTAGATCTGTGTAAGTGAACTCTATTAGTGGGGGCCAGTAGCCAGTCTCGACAAGTAACTCGGCGAGACTGCGCCCTACTGATCCCCTTGTGTGGGGTTTGCTGACTCTGTTTCCAAGACTTCAAGATTGACTAACTTTTTAAGAAAGTCATCCAAAACGACTGGAGGGTTATGTCCTTGCTGTTTGGCTGCTTCGTGGGCGAGGTAGCCAAGCATCTCTATAGAGATACCGTTTGCCAGGTCGGACGCTTTGACTTTGTATTTCCGCTCTAGCTGCACAAGATGGAAAAGATTAGTTTCAACAACGTAATCTTCTTCTCCTGTGTTGATCTTGATAGATAATTTCATGGGATTTCCTTTGCACGGTAGGGAATTGTTTTATGGGGTAATGTCGCGAACCCAGGTTCCACCCGAGAAGCTCACTTCAAAAACTTGAAGCTCTCCGACGGTGTAGGCGTAAGCGTTGTTTGCGATCATGGTATTACTGATCGTCCATTCTGGATTGCTGGCACTGATTGCGCCCGAGTCCTTTTTGACGACAATGGTGGTCGTTCCAAGTCCAACTTGAGCTGCAAGAGTTGCTTCTACTTCTCCTGCTCCGTATGAAGCGTAAAGAGTAAGCGTGCCTTCTACTGTCTGTAATCCTGGAACCATGCGCTCGCCGAGGTCTCCGAAGGCTGTGCTGGTTAATGGGTTACTGCCTAGGGTGAAACTAATACTCGAGGCCTGATCCGTTAGATCAACTGTCGCCAAAAGTAATGAGCTTGGCTGTGATAGGTAAGTGGTTGTTGCCATGATTTCTCCTATGGGTTTCTAGAGGTTCCCACACGAACTACTAGATCGTATGAGGGTATGTCTTGTGATCCGATTGTCGTGACAGAAGGACTCCCTGAGATGAGGGAGATCGCGCTGTTCATGATCGTGTCGGCTGTGGTGATGAGGTAATCGCTGGCGTCGCTGTTGCCAGGGGGAGCTGCGAGGATCCTCAGTCCGAAAGTTATTTCGGCGATGTTGCTGTTAAAGCATGTAAAGGTGGGGGGCTCAACAAAGACTGTCATAGGTCTAGCGTTACGCGCATCGGTAACTACTGCCAGTCCGAGTCCCGTGAGCGAGGCTACAAGGGTGTTCTGGGCGCTTGCAAAGATGCCTGATGCACTCATGCGACTTGGCTCCGATTGACGCCGAGGAGACGGTTGATTTGTCCCATCGAGCCGACTGTGCCTGGGATGTTCATCGCTTCAAAACTAGAAAAGGAGTCCACGCTTCCTCTTTCACGATATAACGAACCCGCCACCATCGTCACTCCCAATTTTACGTCCGCGCCTGGGACGGTAGTGAGCGAGTCAAAATAACCTGCTTCCTTACGTCGCCGAAACGCGAACGCGCAACTGGCCTCCGTGCAGGCAGTTACGAAAGCGGTATCGTTTGCCGTAGCGACAGCGATACCGAGCCAAGCGAGAACATCAGCTGCGACGATCCAGGTGCAGGTCTGAGTCCATGTGAGCGTCCCAGTCGGGATTGCTGCACTACGTTCCAGATCGTCGCCCACGTCATAAAAAATGACCTGGTTCCCGATGTAAACGTCGTAATCAAAAACTAGATCGCCTTCAGCATCGACGCCTTCAAAGTAGTAAGGGTTAATTGCGTAAACGGTATGAGCGCCGTTTAATCCGTGACCTAAGCCTGCGAGCGTGATGCTTTGACCGATACCGATATCCGTGTCCTCGAGAGTTTGCACCACGGCGTAGTCGTCTAGTCGCTGATGATGAGTGACTGCAAATACTGCCATGGTGCAAACTTTCTGAGTGGCTTAGTGGGGACTAGGCCTGTGGGATTTTCATGAACTGGTTAGCGTCGATCATTTTCGGCGCAAAATACCCTCTGAAGGCAATTGTGCGAGAGAGCGTAGATGGATTGTCCAGGCTGATTGCGCCCTTCTGCTGCTCATAGCAACGGAAAGCACCAGTAGCAGCTGCACCAACAATGGTGGTCTTTGCTGCAAAGTTGGTATCAACCACGAGACGCAAACCAAAGACGATTGCTTCACGAGAACCTGCGTTCATTGAACCAAATGCGTTCATTGGGCCAACCTGCGGGAACAATGGTCGTCCTTGGTCGTCGCTCAAAGTTCCAAGTTGTGCAAATACGTCACCAGAGACGAAGAGATGATCTGGGAGGTAGTTCCCGTTAGCGAGGATGGTGTTCGCGCATGCGTAAACTTTTTGCACCCAGTCTGAAGGGTCTGTCGGTGCGACGTTACCTGTGGTCTGTGATGTGCCAGCGAGAAGCGCGTCGGCTGCTGCATTGTCTGTGGCAAGGGCGTATTTTTTGCCCATGTCCTCAAGGAGACCTTGGAGAACTTCTGGAGAAGTCCAGTCAATTGAAGCCTCGGACACTTCGACGTATCCGCCGTAGATGTCTTTTGTGATTTGGATGTCATCAACAATGAATTGTCCAGCGGTGATTGTGGTGTTCTGTGTTTGTGGGCCACCGATAGAAGTGTGAGTCGTGATTTTTGGAACGATGAACACCTTGCCGCTTTGTGGCATTTGGCGTGCGCCGATTGCATCCACGACAGGCCTCAAGCCCTGAATTCCCGAATAAATTGGGGCCAAAATTGGCAATGGCAAAATTCCATCCAGGTCGGCTGTGGTCACGTCTGGAGCTGCAGCGCGGACTCGAGCGTTGAACTCGGCAGCGATAGCGCCACCTTGCATCTGTGCGGAGATCCACTCGCCAGCGGAAGGAAGTTTGAACTCTTGCTTAGCTTGTGCGTAGATAATTGGGTTTGTGGGGGTTGTTGCCGACTCTGCTGACTCGGCCTTGATTGCTTCTGACACTTTTTCCTCCTCAGGGGTGTCTAGGGTTTCTTCTTCTTCTTCGCTTTCCTCAGGATCGGCCGAGGCTGCGATTTCTGTGATTACTGCTTCCGAAAAAGCAGGAACCGCGACAAGTGAGAGCTCGATCATCTGTGCTTT